CACAAATTGCATAAACCCAAGTAATGCCAGCAGGTATTTTTACTGAACCAGAGGACGTAATAGTTTGACGTAGTGTTAATCCGTAAGGAGCAAATAAAGAAGTCTGTTGAGTAGGCGTGACTGTATTAGACGAGGCGTTCCAAGAGTTAACTTGAGTTCCCGCTTTATTATGGCGAAATGCATTTGTCATTGTTTGCTCCTAGTAAAACAAATAAAGTATTCCATTGCCGCCATTGCCTGTCGTCCCGCTTCCGCCACCACCAGCGCCACCACCTAAGCCACCGTTGGCACCTGTTCCACCAGAAGCATTTGAACCGTTTCCTGCTACACCTGCTCCACCACCGCCACCGCCATTATTTACTGCTGAACCACCTGCACCGCCAGTAGTTACTGCACCAGTAAGAATGTTTATACCATTGCCGCCGTTTCCGCCAGTTGCTACTGTACTGTTATTTCTTTTTCCTTGACCACCACCGCCGCCAACTAAACCTGAGCCACCGTGGCCGCCATTAAGATTGTTATTAACAAATGGTCCACCGCCTCCACCACCTGAAATACCGTTACCGCCTGGACCGCCTGAACTTCCCAAAGTTCCAGTACCGCCTCCACCGCCTGCACCTATTCCTGCTGCAGTAGCGTTTCCACCAGCGCCACCTGGAACTCCCCAATAATTAGTGCCACCTGTTCCCCCGCTGCCATCTCCGCCGCCGCCTCCGCCTGAACCTAAAACACCTGCGGTTCCAGCAGCACCTACACCGCCTCTACTACCACCGCCTGCAATTATGTTTCCGTAACGAGTATAACCACCAGACGCCTGACTAGTACTACCCCCAGCACCAACAACGCAAGTTGGGTTTGCTAAAGTCCAGCCCCAAGCAACACCACCTGCGCCACCGCCACCTTGACTACCAGCAGCGCCACCACCTACGCATATTGCGTACACCCAAGTGATGTCAGATGGTATGTTTACAGTAGTTGTACCTGCGTTAATTGTCTGGCGTAGTTGAAGTCCATAAGGCAAGATAGTAGAGGCAAATCCATAATCTGTTGCGCTATCGCTTTGCGCCCAACTATTTACTTGCGAGCCTGACTCACCTCTTTTTATAGGATTAGCCATTATGCAATCCTATTTACGTACCCCGAAATGTTGATAACAGAGGCCGCATTTGAAGTAGTAGATAGCGCAGTTGCAAATGCTGCAACTGTAATAGCAGATGCGCTAGTTAATATTAATCCTGGAACTACAAGAGTTAATCCAGATTGAGCAGGAATTGTTTGAATAATGGGTGCTAGCTGAGAGCTACCTGTAGCAGTTCCACCATAGAATATAGTTAACTGAACTGCAGTAGTAGCAGTGTTTGTAGCATAGAGCCAAAGCTCATCAATCTTTGTAGCGTCTGCCTGTGTAGTGTGGATAGTTGTTAAAGAAGAGGGGTTTGCAGTAGCCACACCTCCAGATGTCCATGTACCTGTAGCGGCGTTTGTAACAGTGAAGTTAGAACCAGAAGCAGTAGCAATAACTACGTTAGATAGGTTATAACCAGAGTTAGGCGCACCTGTAGTATTAGTGCTAGATATAACGCCAGTAATAGTTACTAACGCACCAGCAGTAAAGGAGTTAGTTGCTGTGTAGGTGATTGTTCCAGCAGAGGCAGAGACACCTGTAATAGTTCCTGTAAGCGCTGTTGCAGATACAGGAATAGAAACACCTGTTGTTGCGCCTGATAACGCTACTTTTGTAAATGTTGCCATGTTTTTATTGTACCATTCCTATCCAAACACTTGTCCTGGAAGAATCTGTTGGTCGGAGTCCCCAGCGGCTCCACCGCCACTGCCACCGCTACCACTTGGTCCTTGAATACCTTGGGTTCCAGTACCAGTTAACCCTTGAAGCCCTGTAAATCCTTGTAATCCAGTTGTTCCTTGAAAGCCGTTAGCACCATCAGTACCTGAAGTTCCCTGTGAGCCGTTAGTGCCATTAGTACCTGAAGTTCCTTGAGAACCAACAGTTCCTTGTGTACCAGTAGTGCCTTGTGTTCCAGTTAGTCCTTGAGAACCATTTGTACCCTGTGAGCCAGTTATACCTTGCGACCCGTCGGTACCATTTGTTCCATTCGTACCCTGCGACCCTGTAAAGCCTTGTATACCGTTTGTTCCGTTTGTGCCTGAAGTTCCTTGACTGCCTGTAATTCCTTGCAATCCCGTTGTTCCCTGTGAACCATTAGTTCCGTTAGTACCTGAAGTTCCCTGAAGTCCAGTGTTACCTTGAATACCATTTAGTCCTTGAGTTCCAATTGTTCCCTGAGAGCCTATCGTACCCTGTAAGCCTGTGTTGCCCTGTAGACCTGTGGTTCCTTGTGAGCCAGTTAACCCTTGTAAACCAGTTGTTCCTTGGGCGCCGATAGTTCCTTGCAAACCTTGTAATCCAGTAATTCCTTGTACACCGTTTGCGCCCTGAGTTCCTGTAGTTCCTTGAATACCAACAGCGGTTGTAACTAAAATAACTGCTTGGTTATTTGTAAACCCAGTTAAACCAGTTCCATAGGCAATTACATATGTTACTGGGATTTGTACATAGTCATTAGTTCCTGCATTAATAGACCCATTAACTTTAAATTGTTGGTAGTTGTCAGAGTTAGCTGAATCTTGAATAAATACGTTGTCATTGACTTTTAGTAACGACAAAAACATATCTATGTCAACATTATTTGTTGTAAGATGGCTTACATAAAGAGTTGTAGTGCTAGTCTGGGTAACGTTGTTGTATCTTATATATCCATCAGTTGGCTGTGAATTAGCTATACTAACTGTATCTGTTTTGTAATTAAAATAACTAGAAGATACTCCACTTGCTCCTACTACGCCTTGAGTTCCTTGTATTCCAAGTAAACCTTGAGTACCTGTAGTGCCTTGAAGTCCTTGGGTGCCTTGAACACCTTGGTTACCAACAGTTCCTTGCAGCCCAGTTGCTCCTTGTGTACCAGTAATGCCTTGCGTACCAAGAGTTCCCTGAATACCATTAGTACCCTGAGTTCCAAGAGTTCCTTGAATTCCAGTTAAACCTTGTGAGCCGACTGTGCCCTGTAAGCCTTGAGAACCAGTTGTTCCTTGTAATCCAGCTGAACCCTGAACCCCTGTAGTTCCTTGATTACCAATAGTTCCTTGGTTACCTTGAATGCCGGTTGTTCCTTGTGTGCCCGTTGTTCCCTGTAAACCAGTAATACCTTGGATACTTGTTCCTTGAGTGCCCTGCGTTCCAACGGTTCCTTGACTACCTGTTAATCCTTGGGCACCTACTATGCCTTGCGCTCCCGTAGTTCCTTGTGTACCAAGAGTCCCCTGAATACCAGTAGTGCCTTGAATTCCAGTAGTTCCCTGCCGCCCTTGGGTGCCCTGTTGCCCTTGTAATCCTTGTAATCCTTGAGTTCCTTGAATACCGTTTAAACCTTGAGGTCCAATTAAGCCCTGTACTGTTCCTACGGATTGCCAAGCAACGCCATTCCAAAGCCATACACGGCCTGCGTAGGTATAGGTAGTTACATTAGCAACTAACCCAGAGGTAGGGAAATTAATAGGCATTTATGAATTCTCTTTCGGGTACATTGGTGAAATAAATGTGTCAGATTTTTCATCATATAAATCACCAACTGCTGCATACTTGCCACGAATATTGCCATTGTAAGAGGTACGTATACAGCGTTGCCCTCTGAAATTGCCGTACCATTCTTCAGGTGATAGTCCTTCAATGAGTTCATTTTCATCAATGCCGACAATAACTTCAGTTACTATGTTACCAGTTAAGAATGCGTAATGTGCCATTATGCCCAACTCACATTTCCAGTACCAGCAGTAATTGTTGTAACTTTAAAACCACCTGATGGTGCAGGGGTGCTGCCTGTTAAACCTGAGCCAATTGTAATTGTAAATGAATCTGGATATCTTAAAATAACTACCCCAGAGCCGCCATTTCCACCGCGGGTATAGGTAAATCCGTTAGCGCCTCCGTTTCCTCCGCCGCCACCACCACCTAAATTAGCAGTTGCATCAACTCCAGATGTACTTCCGCCGTCAGTTCCAGACCCAGCCGCAAGGCCTTTAAAATACCCGCCACCCCCACCGCCAGCTCTACTGACAGCTGTTCCTGTAATAGAAGATGAAACTCCAGCTCCACCATTACCGCCATTTGAAGAGTTAGTTGCAGGTGTTTGACCTACCCCACCAGCCCCTCCTCCGCCTCCAGCAGGGACTAAGTTTGCATTAGTTGTTGGTGTATTTCCACCAGCATATCCTTGATTTGCTGTGCCAGACCCACCAGTTGTGTTATAGAGCCCAGCACCTCCTCCAGAACCTCCCGCAATACCGTTAACTTGGAACCCGCCACCCCCTCCACCAGTAGATACAATAGAAGAAAAAACTGAGTTATTTCCATTTGAACCACTTGCACTACCATTGCCTGCAACTCCTGCGCCACCAGCTCCTACTGTTACTAAATAAGATGTTGAAAGGTTGATTACTAAAATAGGTTCAGAGACAGCGCCCCCTCCTGAAGACTCTCCTATTACTGAGGAACGATAACCTCCACCACCACCTCCGCCAGAAGCATACGCACCGCCACCGCCTCCACCAGCAATTACTAAATACTCAACAAAAGACTGAACGCGAGATGGCATGTTTATTACATTGCTCTGTGAAAACCAGTCTGTAACTTGACTAGATGAGACATTTCTGTTTAAAAGGTTGTTCATTAAGAAACCCTATTGACATAACCATTAATAGTAATAACATTTGTTGTTGCTGCGTAAGCATAAACAGTATTAGCTACGCTACCTGTTCCCGTCAAAGTAAGACCAGGTACTACAAGAGTTAATCCAGATGTAGCAGGTATTGTAAGTTTAATGTCATTGTCTACCGCTGTTGTCCCACCAAATTGAATTGTTAATGCGACCGCAGAAGCGCTAGAGTTATAAGCATAAAGCCAGATTTCATCAATAACAGATGATGAAGTACCTGTTGCGTGAATAGTTGTACCAGTTGAAGTGGTGGCAGCAACCTTGATTGCCTTGCCCTGTGTGCTTCCTGATAGTTGTACTTTGCTATACGTTGCCATTGTTTCTCCTTATCAAAACATGTGTGTTGGAATAATGATTTGGTCTGAGTCCCCGCTACCACTTAGTCCGCTAGTACCTTGAATACCTTGCGCTGCAAAGGCACCCGCTATACCTTGATTACCTAACAGACCTTGCGTCCCTGTTAAGCCTTGTGTACCTTGAGAACCAGTAGTTCCTTGAGTACCTTGAGCTCCTATTGTACCTTGTATACCTGTTAAACCTTGTAAACCAGTTGCTCCCTGGGTACCTGTTGTTCCTTGTGTACCTGTTGTTCCCTGTAAACCAGTAGCCCCTTGAATTCCCCTAACCGACTGTATATACCCATATGTAACCCCATTTGTAAACGTGCCGCTGCTAGATACAAACGTAACTGGGACTGTATAAGTAGTTGTAACTAAAGTAGTAGCAGCGGATACTGTAAACTTTGCGTATACCGCTCCCAATGAAAACACAAGCGTACTACCAATAGCTAATGGGGAAGCAGACGTGTTATTTATATAAACAGAAGTAACAGAGCCAACAGTTGCGTTATTAAAGTTAAACTGTCCAGCACTTGAAGATGTAGAGGTCACCCCGCTGTTAAATACCAAAGGTACGCCAGATAAAGCTCCTTGTACTCCTTGTAAACCGGTGGTTCCTTGTGTTCCTTGTGTCCCTTGTGTACCTGTGGTACCTTGGCTACCTGTAGTACCCTGTAAACCAACGGTTCCTTGAGCACCTGTTAATCCTTGAGAACCTGTTGCTCCTTGCGTACCAACAGCACCTTGTGTTCCTGTAGTTCCCTGTAGACCTTGTGTTCCTTGTGTTCCTTGTGTACCTTGTGTTCCTTGCGTACCAACAGCACCTTGTGTTCCAGTTGTTCCTTGTAATCCAATAGTTCCTTGAGCGCCTGTTCCTATTAAACCTTGAGTTCCTTGTAGTTGATTAAAACCGCCACCTTGAAGACCCTGAGCTCCTTGGATACCGATTAGATTATCGTATGGTTCAAACCATTCAACTCCATCATATATGTATGTGCGCCCATAATTTGTATCTACCCAAGCATCCCCAACTACAGGTAAAGATGGAACTGTTGATGAAAGTGTGTAACGCCCTTGCACACCTTGAGCGCCTTGTAACCCTTGTATTCCTTGTGTACCTTGAATGCCACCAAGGCCTTGAGTTCCTATAGTTCCTTGTGTGCCTTGTGGGCCGACGGCACCACCCTGTCCAGTACCAACAACTATAGGAGATGCGGTTGTAACAGAAGGTGTAACTGTTTGGATACTGATTACAATTGGCGCTCTAGGTGTTACTGTAATTGAGCAAGAACAAGGAGTGCAGTTACAAGATGTGCAGTTACTCAAGTGTCACCTGCTGTACGGTAAACACCTGACCATGAATATATGTGACCTCATAGTTAGGGTCCGTAACAGAGGTGGCCTGTAGGTCCCAGAAAGCGCGGACTGGCATATATTTAGTCTCGGAACTAGTTAAAGATAACTTAAGCTTACTTAAAGTAGAACTTGTTGAAATAGTTGTAACTGTAAACGTAGCATATAGGGATGGTGCGTTTGGATACGTGCGGATTTGTGAGCTAAACGTGTAGTTAGTTGTATCAAACGGAAAGTCAAATTCACACTCAAATGAGTCGCCTTGGTAAAGAACAAGGTCGTATAGCTGACCGTAAACTGGAGCTGGGCTTCGTCCAGTTAAATCATTTTGTAGGTATACGCGCTCTGGACGGCGTGAGTCATCAATTTCTTGAGCCATGTACACAGGAACAAGCTTATTAGTTTTACGAGATACTCGACGTAAAGTACCCATTTCAATCCGCCACAAACCAATATTAAGCTGGGCGCATAGGGTTCTGTATTGTTCCCAGCGCTGTTGGATTACATTAGTTAACTGCTGGTAGCGTTGAGCGCGTGGGATTACAACCCCGTCAGGGGCGTTAATGTTAATATCAAAAGCTGAGTCTGTTGCTAGTACCCAAAGCGCCTCAATCACTGCCAAGATGGCTAGTGGATACTCTTCTACGGCAGGGATAGAGCTAATGCTGACTACAGAGCCGTAGGAATCTGTTCTATTGTAAGTGTGTTGGCTAATCGCAGTGCTGATAAAAGTAGAAATGTCTGTATCTGTAAAGTAACGGTAATGTACGCCAGTCACTACAATACTTGCATTTGCATACGGCGCAGTGACAAAGTGCACTACCGCAACATCTTGCTCTAATGTGTAAATAGATGGTGTAGGCACAGGTATGCCATTGACCGTAACTAATAAAGTGTTAGGGTCAACTGGCTTGCACTCAAGGGTAAAGTCTTTAGTGGTTCCATCACCTGTTGTTTTATATGTAAATTGAACAGGTTGGTCACCGAGCTCAAGTCTGACTCTTGACACTAGGTCTGCTAATAGGGCCATCTTACGCTCCTCACACTACTGTATTAATAATACTTGTATAAACGAAGAAGCGCCCCGTAAACACAGGGCGCCCACTCCGATAGATATGCCTTAAATAACTCCTGCAAGGTATCCTTTTTCTTTAAGATGAAGGGCTACGTCTTTAGTTACTTTATAGCGCTGACCAGCTCTAAAGTTATAGTTGTTTCCAACGCCAAGAGTCATGTTTTCAATATCTTGAATTACACGAATTTCAACGTTTTCATCACTAGGGCTTCCTACAGTTACAGGTTCATCAACAATAACAGTTTGACGGTCTGGTACGGTGGCGTCAACTACGTTAACGTCTAGTGCTATTTTTGCTTGGGCAGTTGCCATAGACATTTCAGCTGCACGGTCTGTTTGCGCTTGAGCGTTTGCTTCTAGAAGCTGCTCGCGAACACGGCCTGTTGCATCAGTGGGCTTTGCTTTTGTTGCCATTTAAGTATTCTCCAATTTAGTATCTCGGTTAGATAAGGCGGGCCCTTGCGGGCCCGCCCTTTAAGCTATTTAATTGTATTAGTTGGTTTCTGCAATAACTACAGACTGGTCAGTGATTAGACCAAGACCGAAGATTGAGTACCAAGCAAGTGCGTGCTCACGACCGAAGTCTAGAATACCGCCATCGCGGAGTTCTACTGGAAGTGAGATAGCGTGACCGAATGCGTTATCTCCAATGAAGATAGCTGAGTAGCGGTCAGATGAACCGGCACCTGTGTATGTTGCAGGTGTTGTGTATCCACCACCGGCTGCAACTGTTGGGTTAGCAACAGCAACATCGCCAGCATAAGATGTTCCAGCTCCACCAACAACCTTTAGAACCTGAGTTGTTTCGATGAATACTGTGTCGTATAGACGACCAATTTCACCAAGCATGAAGTTACCAGGTGCTGCGTACTTGGTTACTTCAATGAATTCAGGATTGTCACGAAGCTTACGTGACTGGTGAGGGTGCACGAATGCAACATATGTCTCACCTAAGCGAGGGATGTTCTTGGTTGCAAGTGTTTCTACTGCATCCTTAACTGTCTTAGGTGTTAGGTTGTATGCACCGGTCATTGCTGCGCGAGCAGTGTTACCTGTGCTTGTAATCTTTGTACCATCTGCGTACCAGTTGTTAACAGCTGATAGGTTTGAACGGTCTTCACCGTAGATAGTAGATGTAGCTGCGTATAGGGTGTCGCGTGATAGCTGGTCTAGGTAGATAGCCATGTTACGACCAAGAAGACGTGAGGCTGAAGCCATTACGTCATCGAATGATGCATTTAGCAATAGCTCTGATACAGCAAGAGCATAACCATGCTCAGCTACTGTGATTGAGAACTGTTGTGCTGTCAATGCGTTTGTCTGCATACGTACGCCTTCAACCAATGGGGCTGCAAAGCCGAGGTTGTTGTAACGCATGAAGTTAATCTGAAGACCAGGTGCAACACCTAGTTCGGTCTTCTTTACTGCGAACTGCTCAAAGCGAAGGATAGGCATTGCCTGGAAAAGGATTTCCTTTGACCAGATTGTCTGAATCGCTTGAGTCAGCTGAGTATTGGTACCTGAGTACGCGGTAGGCGCTGCTGCGAGACTACCTGTACCTGTGATTGATGATGCCATTTAGCTATGACTCCTTGATAGATTTTAGGGTTGGTTTAATTTAATTAACCCAGTAGTCCGCGGTTCTTCCCACGAGCGGTATCGCTCATGAGTCGGTCGCGTACTTTGGCGTAATCGTTTACCGACATTGACGCAATATCTTGCGCCGTGAACTGACGTGATTCCGAATATGTGTCCATAGGTCCAGATGCAGGGAGCGTTGCTCTTGTTCCTGCCATCTCTTTGCGAGCAGTTTGGGTTGCAGATAATGCATCCTGCATAATGCTTGCAGATTGTTCTTTAAGAGAATCCACACTAGCTTGAATTTCTTCAGGAGTGTTTCCTTGAATGTATCCAATTAGTTGAGGAATAATGTTTTCACGCTCTTGTTCAATAACTTGACGACGGAAGTCGTTCAAGCTTGCAAACTGACGTTCGCGCTCCAATAGAGCGAAGGCACGTTCGCGTTCCTGACGCTCACGCTCCAACTGCTCACGCAATTCATCCGCAGTTAGCTTGATTAAGTCCTTAGCTTCAAGTTCATTTTCAAGCTTTTCACGGTCTTTAGCCGCTTTAGCTGCCTCTTGTTCAGCAGCCTCAGCAGCTTTACGAGCTGCTTTTTCTTCCTTATCTTTTTTAAGAGAAAGAACTTCTTCCTTTAATCTTTCAATTTCTGGATAGAGTTTATCTTTTTCTTGAGAACGAACCTTTGCTAAATCTTCATCAGTATAAAACTTCTGAACTCTAGCTTCTGGCTCTTCAGTGGTAACAGTAGGCGCGTCAACGCCCGACACATTTACGACTGGAGCGGTTCCGGCTTCTGCTTCAAAAGCAGTTGCCATGTTGTTTGCATCTGACATGAGTATGTCCTTATCCTAGGGGTCGTCTTCCGAATGCCTTGCGGCTTAGCACATATGACCGAACGTATTTATTACTATCTTTATTTTGACAATTTAGTAAGAAAATGTCTGCTTAAATAGCATTATTTTTCATACTCTTCTGGCACTCTTCGTTGAGGAAGTTTTGTACCATAAGCTTGAGTTACCAGTTTGGTGCGGATGGCCTGGTCGCCAATCTGGTCTGCAATTAGAACATCATCCATAATTGCTGGGTTTCCAGGAACCGCCGTTGGGGCTCCTGGGGTAGCCGCTGACGCTGAAGAGCCTGTAGAAGCTCCGCCAGGTCCTACAGGCGCTGGCATCTGACCAGTTAGGGACATGATGTCCATTTCAATTTGAGTTTGAATAAGCTTTAGTGCGCCGTCCGCTACTGCATCATCTTGTAGTTCTTGACGGATTTCGCTCAACTTCATAGCCGGGAACTCTTCGCCAAGAATGCGCAAAGCGCCTTCTTTGGATTCAAGTCCAAGAGAAAGCATTGATTGAACTTCATTGATAGCAATAAGTTTATCAAGTGGCAGTGGCTGTGGAAAATGCACATAAGAGCGATAAGTAAGAGGGTCATTAAAATCAAGCTGTGCTAACTGCCCTTCTTTAAGGGGCACAGTGTTTGCCTCAGGGTTCCAAGTAAAAGTCTCTGGTTCTTTTAATGCAAGGTTTAAAAGAATAAGTTCGTTAACGCGCTCTAATCCATGAGCGTATTGAATAATCTTTTGATGGTAACGGTTCATCAAAGGCTGGAACATAATAGAAAGAGCAACGCCTGAGGTATTTGAAATAGGCATAGCTTGACCTAGAGCAGTTTCTGGAATACCAATCATTTCATGCATTGACTTTTTCATCATTGCAAGGAACTCCATGGCGCCCTTTAGTCCTTGAGCACCGCCTTCAAGATTCTCAACCCTGGCGTCTTTAGGTAATCCGCCCCATACTTTGTTTGCTCCTTTTTCAAGCTGGGATGCTTTTGCTCCAATAATAACTGTAACTGGCGCAGCGTGATAATTAACAATGTCGGCAATATCAGTAGCAGTCTCATTGTAAGCGCGATTAATGTTAATAATATCAAAGCAATCAGCAAGACCCCAAGGGCTACCGCTAATGCGAACGTTTGGAATATGGATAACAGGAATAGTGCCGAGCGGATTAGGGCGAGAGTCAATGAGTTCATCGTTAATGTATTCTTCAATAATGTCATCAGTTAAGATTTCTGTGTAAGTAAATACTTGACGCGTTCCTTCAAGCGAAGTGCCCCAGAAACGATACTTGAGCTTAAAACGAATAAGGCGCTCGCGGTCATGAGGATGAAACTCTGGAAAAGCGAAAGATGCGTTAAGAGGTAATATACGCACGCGCCCAGGGTGAGTGCGACCAGCGGGGTCTGTATATGATTCTTCATACGCTACCTTAATAAAACAATCACCAGAGACAGCGCCCTGTTGCCCCATCTCCCAAAGTACAGTCGCTTTGTTGTTGTCTACCTCCCATACTCTTTCAAGTAAGTCAGGGACAATAGCTTCTGTTTGCTTTGCACTACGAAAGTTAACGCCTTTACCAAAAGTAAAGTTAGTAATAAAGTCTGTAAAAGCACGGTAATAGTTAAGAACCATCTGTGTTTCGCCTGATTGACGGCGGTACGAATAATGATGGCCTAAATACATAGCCCAGTTAAGGCTGTAACGGTTTAAGCGAGGGCCGTGAACTTCAAACTCTTCATCCGCTAGTTCAACTAAACCTAGAGGGGATATAGAGATTGTTAAGTCAGACGAGGCTGCGCGATAACTCGGAGGGGAGAAATCAACACCACTCACCAATCACCTCTTTCACTTTATTAACAAGCATATAATAGCACTAACTGTTAATTAAATACAACACTCAACCGGGACGCTGACCCTTTAAAAGGGACTTGGTAACAGGTTTAGTGACCTTCTTCTTTTCTTGCTTTTCTTTTTTATCTAATTCTTCTTGTTTGTAATCTCTAAATCTAGGGTCAATTTCCTTTTTAGAATCTACAAACTTTCCACCTAATTGCAAGTAATGGGTATGAATCCAGTGGCCTCGTGCAGGAGAGTTTTTAGAGAAACGGGTAAGCGCTTGTGCAGTAACCATGTTCCATAGTTTAGGATTAGCAGCCTCTTGCTTAGGGGCTTTCTTAACCTCACGGCCTCTAATCAGTGCCATTTATACTCCTTAATATGCTCTTGCCCCCCGCCACGTATTCGCCGTAGAAACGGGGGGACAAGAACCCTATTTAATTAGTCTACTACTACTGCTGGATTGCTAGCCTTTTGTGGACCACCGCTGCGGAATACTTCCTCAATACGGTTGTCTCCAAAGTCTGCAAAACCACCTGCTGCAAACTCAGAAAGATGCGCTGGAGCTTCTACCCATGCTGCAGAACCAACGTGAGCACGCTCACGCATTGTCTCTTCTGGTAGCTTCTCAAAAACATTCTGATTACGGTTTGGACGGCCTGGTGCAGGGACGTATCCTTGCATAGCGCCATTTGTAAATTCCATTGGAACGTCAGTGTCTGTTGCTACGCCTTCTTCAAAACGTAGTGGGCCGCGCTGACCAGGTGTAGCTGGTGAGAACTTGCGGTCGTACATAGTACCTGGGCGTTCTGGGAACTTTGGGTCTGGTGCAATTGTCATTTATAACTCCTAAAGTGTGAAGTACTTCATGTACAGTTTGACTTGTATTGGTTCAAATTTCAGGCTAAACGTTAATTAAAAAAAGGAGAAGACGTGACTTCTACCGAAGGCATGGTCTGGTCCAGGGTTAAAGAACAAGCTATTGCCAAAGAGTCGGCAAAGTCATCATGGGCGTGGGCTTCGTCAGGGGCCGCCGCTAAGAAGTTAGGGCCTGTGAACTTAGTTTCAAGGTCTGTCATTTGCTGATAAAAACGACGCCAAGAGCTTAATCGGCGGGTTCTAGAGTTAGCAGGCCAGCCTATCATTCTGCGGTCAATAAGCGCCTTTAGGTGCTTCCAACGCTTAGACTGCTCTGTTTGACTGGAAGTAAGAGATATAACCTCGGCTCTAGGTAATAGAAGCTTTAAACGTTGAGCCACAGCATCACCCACACCGTTTGCATCTACACCTACATACATAACATCATAATTAGATAAGAAGTTAACAATCTGAAAATACTGGTCTTCCCAGTCATCGCCTTGTAGCTCTAACCAATTAAGTATTCTGTGGTCAAAGTACCCAAACTCATCTGGTCGGTCCCAGTCAACCCAGACTACCGTTACTACAGTGGAGTCAAGTTTACGCGCTGGGTCAATACCAACTACCACAGGTGTTCTGTGCCAAGCTCTAGTTATTTCAGCTGAGGTATCACCAAGCTCATCCATGATGGATGATGTGATAAACATACCGCGTTCAAGAAGCCATTTACAGTTGTACGACATTTGGAACTCATCTGAGTCCTCACCAATGCGCAGCATTTCCTTTTTAATGTATTTGCCATAGTTTGTGTTGACCTTGGATACTTCACGCCAGTCCCACTCAAAGTGGTTTTGTCGTTTGCCTCGTGTAGTTTGACGGCGCTTGTTTAGTTGAATAGAACGGTAAAAGTTATTCTTACTTGTAGTAGGTGTTCCTGTTTTGACCATAGTACCTGAGTAGTACGCAAGCATAGGAGAAATAGATTTAGATACTACAAAGTCATCTGCCTCTTGGCACTCGTCAATAACAATAAGGTGGAAAGACTCAGATTCAATCTTTGCGCGTGGGTTAGCGGTCATCATAGTTAAACTACTGCCTGAGTTCTTTAATATAATCTTACGCTTAACTCCGCTTACTCTTCCTAAGTTATCGTCAATCTCAGGGTCGCCTAGAATCTCTGTAGCGCGCTCGGATGTAAGTCGGTTCACTGTTCTACCAAATAGGGTTTCTACCTGGCCCTCAACTGGAGCAAACATACCAATCATAATGCCGTTCTTGAACTTACCAAGAAGGTCTGGGTACATCTTTGCAAGGCGTGGAAGTAGCACCATAAGCGTGGCTACTGTGTTAGCAATAGTTTCTGATTTGCCTGACTGGCGCGCAGCAAGGGCTGTTACCTCTTCACCGTCATTAATAATAACTGATTCTATAATGCGACGAGCAAGTGGCATTTGGTAGGGGTGAAGGCTGTGACCTACAAGCGCATCCATAAACTGAATGCATCGGTCAATGAGCTTATTGACAAACTCTTTAGAAAGCTCATCGAGTTCAACTTCATCGTCTTCAGCTAAAGGCGCTTCATCCACATCAGGGATAAACTCTTCGTCTTCGTCATCTAATAAGTGTTCCATATAAACCCTAGTTTAGAAGTAAAAAGAAAGTCTGGGTCGTTAAACCCAGACTTTCTAATGCCACCTACGGGGAGAGAAAAGAGAGGCAAGCTAAGTCTAACACTACTTCATGCGTGTATACAACTCTTCAACTACGGCGTGGAGAGCCTCAGCTCCCTGCCGCGCCTCGTCTAAATAAAACTTCTCACGGCTTCGTTGGTACCCTGATAAACACCTACCAATTTCAATTAAAGACTGGTCTACCCACATCTCTAACTCTCCAGTAGGTATTCTAGAAACTCGTTTAGCTACCTTTTCAGAAAAAGGCTTATCCCATACTTTTTTATTCTTTAAAAAACTCATCATAGTACCCATCCTCCGGAGTCCAAGCCGTTCTTCCTCTCATGGCTTTGTAGAGCAGCTCATCAATAGATTCAGCATCATCTAAATGAATATCAGGTGTATGGTAAAACACGCCAATATAGTAGCCAGGTTTGGTGAATGGTAACCTAAAAACTAAGCATTTGCCAAGTCGATAAGTTTCCTCAGTCTCTTGGGTAGTGCCTATTTCAATAATAGGTAAAAATCTATTGTGATAGTACTCAAGCTTTCCAACATATAGTTTTCCAAATGTTTTCATAAGTAGTCTTTAAATATCTCCTCTGCTGTAAAGCTTTTTAAATTAAATAACTTAGACATTGATTCTTTGCTATTTTGAATACCCCTAGCCATACTAGCCGAATAAGATATTTGTGCTCTAACCCCAGCTGACAGAGCATCTGGGTTTGCGGGTCCCATATCAGGCCATTGGTCTAAACCCTCAGCCCTTAGGAATTCTCCCGTAGAGCCGCTGTTACGCAGCCCAATCCACATATGGGCTGGGACATCATTGTATTGCCACCATGTGTTGTCTCTAAATACAACAATAAGTGTTCTTGTATCTGCGTTGTAGCCTATAGTTAAAGCACGAGGTCTTTTAGCGTTTGAAGTAGGAGCTACCATTTGTTCGCTTCCTATTGAGTCTAATTCAGCCTCATTAGCGTCTTGAATGTCTTTAGGAACAGTCACATCCCAAGAACCAGAATCTTCTTGATTACGGTCTGCGCGTTGTTCAACTTGCCTCTTAAATACTATTTCATCATATGTAGGAAGATTAGAGTTTTTATTAGTGGGTGGGGTTGACTGTTGATTCATCTCATCCCATGAAGGGACTCTAGGTGACTTTGCCATTAATCCTCACATATATGCAACTCAGTCTCTGTCTCTATTACACGAGCAGAGCACACAGAACATCTTAAATAACGTAAAGGCTTATAGTTATTTTGCACAGTAGCTCCAGGTAAAAACTCAGAGCCATCTTCTGCGTAAGCCTCTTCATATTCATAAATAATATCAGGTTCAGATAAAGGGTGCCCCAAAGTAAGTTCTGGAGGGAACGGCCCTTGAGGGGCTGTTACCTTGTCTGGCACTGGATGTACTTGTATTGCTTGTTTATTAATTATTTTCATCTGAAGGCGCCGCCTTCTTTTTTGTTTTTGGTTCCTCAACCGTTGCTAATGGAAAACTACCAGCTTCTGCGCGGCCCTTTAGCCACACTGGAAGGCAGTCTACGCAATAGTTAATTGGGTTAAGCCCTGGGTCTGCGCATGTGTATGCTGCATCTTTATTGCAATTATCGCATTTAATCATTAAAGTCTCCTAAAGCGTTTAGTATACATGAAAACTAGTGGTTTTGCGCAAGTGTTACTTTAGCACATTATTCGTTATCGTCAACATGCTGTTCAAATCGCCCTTCAAGACGGGCTACCCGGTCAAATATGATTATTTGGTTTGCGCGTAACTCTTGTACAATAGGCAATATTTGAAGCTTAACAACGTCTAAGAGAGAACTTCCGCCATTATGGCGCAATTCGTTAATGGGCTCTTCCATAACGGCTGTATTAGCCTCTATAGCCTGTTTAACGGCCGTTCTAAAGAGCTTCCATGCAACTCCGCCAATAACTACGGCTACAGCGGTGTACGAAGCGACAATTGTTGCGATATCGGAGGCTGACATCAATACCCTATCCTGTGTATAGTATGAGTTACAGAATAGTTATCCGTATTAATTACACAAAATCTGACGTTTTGTCTAATTTTACACATAAATAAATAAATAAACATCTAAACATGCGTAGTTCAACTTGACATATGCTGTAACTCTTTGGTTAGCTAGTACATGACTAAGGCGCCGTATGGGCGCCTTTGCCGACTGAGAGGAGCAGAAATGCTTAATATCAGAATAAACTTTAGTGTTGACGTCCGAAAGGCGGTAAGGAAATGGATAGCAATAGCAATCCTCTATTCCCAAATATGTTGGGGCAGCCCACATGCTGCAGCTCTAACTGCCCCTGTGGAGAAGCCAATAACAGTCAACCTGACGTATCTGAAAGTGACAACGACAAAGTCACAAGCCAAGAAGGACTTGGCTAGTAACGGCGTTAAATACTTTGACGCTGAGGCTCTTGCCTTTTTGACAGTCTATACACAAGACTGGTCTATAAAAGAGTGGGAGTGCCTACGAAACATATGGAAGAAGGAAAGCCATTTCAACCCTAAGGCTCATAACAAGTCTTCAGGCGCGTATGGAATCGCTCAGTTCATGCCCTCAACGTGGGGCAACTACAAAGTCACTAAAACGGCTGAGGCGAAGTTACAGATAAAATACGGGTTACGCTATATTGAAAAACGGTATGGCAGTACGGACAATCCAACTGGAGCCTGCAACGCTTGGGCGTTTTGGCAGAAAAACAATTGGTATTAGAAGGAAAAGCAAAAAGGCCCCTGGGAAACCAGGGGCCTTTCTGTTATGTTCTATTAAGCTATTAAGCCCAAGATGTCATTGTGATTGTAGCTGATAGAGCTGTTGAAGCTGTACCTGCTGCAATTGACTGAGTCTTGACTGTTCCTGAGGCACCAGTTAGCTTTGTACCAGGTGTGATAGCGCCTGAGTCGGCAACTGTCCATCCTGAACCTGCAATAACAAGTGTGCTTCCTGAACCACCAGTTACAGTCCAAGTACCAACAAGTGCTGCTGGGATACCTGTGCCTGTAGCGATTGTTACCTTAGTACCTACTGGCCATGTAGTTGTTCCGCCAGAGACGGTTACGGTAGCCGCAGTAGTTGTTGTAACGTTAATCTGTGTAGGTTGTGTAGCAGTGTTTGTAACACCAGTTGTATTGGTGATATTAGCTGTTGCGAATCCTGCATCCTTAAGAGCGTCCAAACCAAGAGCGGTTGTGAGACCAAGGATTGAAGGAACATCAATATAAGCAGTTCCAGCTACATAAGCGCCGTCAGCTGCTGTAAGTTGATTTGTAAGAGCTGCATAACCGTTGTTAATGTTAATCAATGAACCTGTAGTTCCAGCAGTTACTGTGAAGTAATCACGAGTTGCTGTTGCGACAGTTACGCTTGATGAGTTAAAGTCGCCAATTCCTGTAAGGATTACTGTGTCGCCAGCCTTCAAGAAGTTAAATGACTCGTAACGGATAGTTGTACCATCTCCAGTTACTTGAGTAATGGCGTACTTACCAGTTCCTGGTGTATATGATGGATAACCTGAGTAACCTGTTTCATCAAGTTCATGGTATGCGCTCATAATAGTCTTATCAGCGATTACGTTTGAGCCTGATTTTCCAGTAGTTCCTGCAAAGTCTAGACGAGCGCCAGTTACTGCAGTTGTAGCTGCCCAACCGTAGTCGGCACCTACTCCTGGAAGTGAGTATTCGCCAACTTTAGCGACAGCTGTCTGACCTGTGTCAGATACAGAAGTTGCATTTGTTACTGTAAAGCCTGTGTACGCTCCAGCTGAACCTACAAGAGAAGCAATTGTTGCGTTTGTTAGGTTAGCTGCTGTAGTTGTAAGACCTGTAATAGTTACCTGTTGCCCTACGTTAAATGTGTTTGCTGCTGTATAGGTAATAGTAGTACCGTTACCAGATGCCGCAGTTACTGTAGCTGTCTTATATGAAACTTGACCTGAGCCTGTAGTACCACCGATGTTAGCCGCAGCAGTTTCTGTGCGTTGGTCGTTTGGTTGTAAAGGCATGTTTCCCCATACGAAATCAACTACTGGATTACCGGCAGTATCAAGCGTATGAGCATTGTTATTTGTTGCCATTGGCTTTTTTCCTATCTATAGATGTTGGGTTTAGCACTCCCATGCGCGAAGGGACTTGTTAATTCTACTATTTGGGTCTTTAGCAGTCTTGCTAGACGTATTATGCTTTTTCATACCCTCCATACGACTACAGAACGACTTGCGGCGCGCTGCAGACTTTGGAGACTTCTTAGCTTGTTCTTTCTTTACAGGGGGCTTTAAGTTAGAGCCTGGGTTAGCCTTCTCATAGGATTTGCGCCCCTTCTCGTTTAAACCACCTTTTGAGTTCTTACCCTCAGAGCGCTGCCATGCTTCTGACTTAGCCATTTGTTGGCACCTCTGGAGATGTAAATTCATTAGACTCTGCGTTGTACTTCCAGGCTACGATGTTAAAGCCTTCTTCATGCTCTTCGTATAGAGCAGTTACATCCACAATAGTAGGTTGGCTTAAGAAGATTGCTGCTAGCCTGTCATCTGTATGTAGCACGTCTACAACGCCCCCATCAATAACAAAAGCAAGCTTGTTTGGGGGTAGTGTTGGTTTGTCTGTCATTAGTGGTCCTCTTCTTTATATGAAACGCGTACTATGTCCCATTTGTTCTCAGGACAGCTTGCGTTAGGTAGTTTTACCTTTGCTGACATAAAGCAACCGCATTTACTGCAGTTGCCTGTAGGAAGCAAAAATGGGCATTCTTTACATATTGCATAACGTTCTTCTGCGACAATTGTATCAACTCTGCCTAGGTTTTTATTAAACAAGTCCCAAGGCCTAGCTGGCCTATCGTATGGTGTAGTCATGGTAGCCCTTATGCTGTAGCGGAGAAGTTATCTATTGTAGAGCCTTGATTGTATGTTGAAGGGGCTTTTACAATACCAACCCAAGGTCCTGTATTAGGAGAGCCTGGGCTATATGTAATAGGGCTTCCAAGCTGGCTTACAAGGCCCGTAGAGGAGTAAGCAGTGATGGTGGCAGAGTTACCCGAGGTTACTACCTTTAAAGAGCCCACAGAGCTTAGAGAACCAGCGCCGCTTACAAGTGTAGTGGTTGAGGCTGTAACCACAGAGCCAGATACAGAGCTGACTACTTTAATCTGTGTGTCATATGTGTAAGTAGTAGAAGTTACGTAAGTATTTTGAGTACGTGTATAAGTAGTTACGTAAGTATTTTGAGTGCGTGTGTACGTAGTGCTACTAGATTGCAGAGTGGCGGAAATATCTGCCCCTTGACAGCCAGGTAATTCATTACATCTTTGACCTGGACATAGATACGGGTACCCTGGGTTTGGGCAATAAAACGTGTTAGTAGTAACTGATGAGATGCTGATAGCCCCACACCCATTCCCCGAAGGATTAGGGTCGCAGTTATTAGCATAATCTTGACACGAATTAGATTGTCCTGTACAGGTAACAGCGCTTGAATAACTTGGTGTTCCACAACCACCTGGGTTACAAGTGTTAGTAGTGTCTGAGCAAGATACAGTACCGCCAGTACAACTAGAACTAGTAGATGAGTTTTCAATATAGTTAGGATACGCGGCATACCAAAGAATAGAAGATTCAGTTGATGCCCAGAATGAAAGCCCTACGCCGCCAGACACATCTGCTGAGATAGTAGCGTTTGGATATAGAAGTTGATACGCGCGAGCATAGGAGCTTCCAGCATCAGATGAAGTTGCTGAGCTACCGTTTGCAGACCATGTGCCTGCAGTTGTGAGCCACGCGCGCTGTGTTCCGCCGCTTGCACTTCCTAAAGAGCCAGATACTGTTCTATTAAAAGTGTCGGATATAACTCGTACTATGCCAGCGGCTATTCCGCCTATGTTTGGCATTAATAAATATCTCCAAACACGAACCACGTAGTTCCATCGTATACAGCAGATGCTGCTGAATAACGAGTGCGTAGACGCGGTGCATTATATGTAGCGGCTGTTGATTGAATAGAGGTTGTACCTCCACCATTGATTGTTGTTTGACCAGCCCCAGCTTGAATAATGCTAAGAGAAGTTCCTGTAGGGAATCCAGTTGTTGATTGAATTGTATATGTGTTTGCGGTAGCCACGTTCATAACAACTAATGCGGTTGAGTCTGTCAATGTAGAGTTAGTACTAGCCGTCTTAGTATTAACTGAATAAGACGATGCATAAGTACCTTGAATGCCTTGAAGACCTGTAGTTCCTTGTGCGCCATTTGTTCCTTGAAGACCATATGGATATACATACCAAGATGTATAAGTTCCAGAAGTTCCAGAAGAAGACGTTGCATTAATAGTCATTGATGTATAACCCGCGCCAGAACCAAACGCTGTAACTGCTCCATAAAGGATTGCAGTTCCAGTTGAGTTAACAGCGGCTATTGGCTCTCCAACATAAAATAAAGAGCTAAGAGCTGGTGATGAAGGGAATACAAATGAAGTTGAACCTGTGGATGGGATAACTACGCTAGAGGTTGAGTTAGCTCCGTAACCAGAACCAGTAATTCCTTGCGTACCAGTTGTACCCTGAATACCTGTTGTTCCTTGACTTCCTGCAGCACCTTGAGTACCTGCTCCTGTAGTTCCTTGAACACCTGCTGTACCTTGAGAGCCAGATGTTCCTTGTAAACCAGTTGTTCCTTGGGTACCGGCACCGGTAGTTCCTTGGGTGCCTGTTAATCCTTGAGTACCTGTTAATCCTTGAGAACCAACGGTTCCCTGAGAACCGGTTGTACCTGTGGTGCCTTGAGTACCTGTGTTTCCTTGAAGTCCAGTTGTGCCTTGTGTACCAACAGAGCCTTGAATACCTTGAATGCCTTGTGCGCCACGAGCTCCGGCAGTAGTAATAGTCCAGTTGCTAGCTAAAGTGGTTCCAACATTGAAGTCTGCTGCAATAGCAAAAGTTGTACCACCAGTAATTGTTACTGTGCCTTCAAAGTAATTTGAAGTTGTATTAACTGCGCGAACTCTAGTGCCGGTTACAAAAGCACCTTGACCATTTGTTGTAAGAGTAATAGTTCCAGTAGAAGACGGCGTAGCAGATGTAGTAGAGGTGGTATCAGAAAAACCAGAACCTACTACTCCTTGTGGTCCTTGAATACCTTGTGCAGCGACTGCACCAGCAATACCTTGAACGCCTTGGTTACCAAGTAAGCCCTGTGTACCAGTATTTCCTTGAATTCCAGTTGTACCCTGATTACCTTGAATGCCTTGAGAGCCGGTTAAACCTTGAGTTCCTTGAATGCCTTGTATACCAGTTGTACCTTGAGGACCTTGCACACCTTGAGCTCCTTGCGTGCCTTGCACGCCCTGTGTGCCCTGAATTCCAGTTGTACCTTGAATACCTTGAGTTCCTGTTGTGCCTTGCAGAGTTGCAATAGATGTCCAGCTTAAAGCTGAGCCGTTGCTTGTAAGCATTGTGCTAGCTGAACCAATACCTAATCTAGTTACAGTTGCAGCGCCTGAGCCTACAATTAAATCACCAGCTGTTGTAACTGTAGATAGAGCTACGTTTCCAGAGGCTGTTCCAATTAAATTACCAGAGGAGTTGATAGAGGTTACAACTGTGCCACTAGAGTTTTGCCATTCTTGTAGGTTAGCGCTTTGTCCCGAAGCGGCCTTAATAATAAGACCTTTAACAGTGCTTGTTACAGGAATAATAATGTTAGCTGAGTCTCCAGCTTTACGAAGATATTGAGTATGCGCATCAGAAACAATACCTGTTTCAATGTTAGTTAAACGCTCTACAACTGATGCAAAAGTGGTGGATGTCCCATTAAAAGTGCCGCTTGGGCTAGGGGTTGTGGAGGTTGTAGGGTCAACTCCGAGGGTAGACTCAATAGCTACAACTTCACCCTGAATGTTATTTGGGTGAGAAGCATCAATAATCTCAGTAATGTTAACGTGCGTAGGGAACGTTGCTACTTGAGAGGGATAGGAAGCCATTGATATCCTTTCAACTACTAACTACTAAGGTAGAGCAAATAAGGTTTATTTTCTGCGTAAACGCTAGTTTTGGTGCTCCCCATTAACACCTTTACCAGGGTGTTTATAGCCAGCCACGGAAGAACGTTCAGGGTTTAAAAACAACTTACGAAGACCAAAGCGAGAATCAACAATAGTTGCAGGTTTTGCAACAGACTCTTTAAATGCTTTTTTGCGTTTCATGGGGTCCAGCGTCCCCAATGCTTTGCATTAGTATTTTTACCTTTTATAGGAGCTGTAATTATTCCAACTCTAGTTAAGCCCTCTCTAAACTGACGGCTACCAGTATCGGATGTTACTGGAGAAGTCACGGGGGATTTATGGGTTTGTGACTTCTTTTTTCTCATAGCGCCTTTATCTTTGATTTACTCATTCCAGGCAAAGAAGGTTGTGAGAACTTTGGTTTAGATTTTGGAGTAAAAGACTCTTCTTTAGTTTCTTTTGTAGAAGGTCTTTCAGACGGTTTACTAGAAGGTGGTTGATTAGACGCTGGTTTAGAGGATGAGGGTTTATTAGACTTTGTAGGCGTTGGTTTAGAAGAAGACTTTTTAGCAGCCTCTGCCTTCTTTTTAGCAGCAGCGTCTTTTTTAGCTCTAGTGTTAGCGGCACTTTTGTAAGCTTTAGATATCTTTTTAGCACCAGCTTGGCCTTTGCCTGTTGTCTTTCTGACACCAGCCATAATATTGTTTATTGCATTAAGTTCAGCGCTCATTGTCTGATTGTAAGTGTTTTTCTTCACAATCTCTAGCTAAACCTGTTACTACGTAACGCTTCCCACATAAAGCGCATGTCCAGCGCTTTATGCGGTCGGCATCATTCATCTTACTTACCGCAGGTTGGGCAGATAGCCTTTGCTGTAGGGGCTACAACCGCTGTTGTAGCGTTCTTGAACTTTGGGCGACCAAAGCCAACAATTGAAATCTGTTCGCCAGCTTTGTTCTTTTTGAAACCACGAAGTTTCTTAGAGACCTGCCCACCATTGCGCTGTGAGCCCTTCTTATCTGGGCTTGTGTTGCCTTCAATAGTCCAGACAGTTCCATCGCCGTTGTCCTTGATAACAATTCCAACGTGAGATATGCGGTCTACGCCATCTGAAGGGAAATCAAAGTAGGCAATATCTCCTGGCTCTGGGTCAGCAATATCTGCATCAATCCAAGCGCCAGACTTCTTAAATGCTGCTGCGCCACCTGGTGTGTAAACAGTATTAGGTACTTTTACCCCAGCCTCATTAGCGCACCACATTACAAAAGAGCCACACCAAGGCTGAAAGTTAGCCTTGGTAAAAGCGCCATACTTTGTTTCATTATCTTTAGGACCTTCAATAGTTCCTAATTCTGCCTTAGCAACTTCAATTAACTTATCTACTGTGCCTTGGTCTGCCATTAGTTGTTCTCCTTATCCCAGTCTTCATCAACTGGATGCTCTTCTGGAACTTGTCCATCAGGCTTTCCTGTAGGCTCAGCAGCAATAACAATGCTCTTACCTGACTGATTAGCTTCAACTTGTAGGTCAGCTGCTGTCTTAGAGTTAACATCAACTGCAGCAAAAGCTGAGTTAATTTCATCTAATGAAAGCTTTCCATCATTCATAAAGCCGCGAGCTAGTTTTTCAATTACTGCGGCAACTGCTGTAAGACCAGCAACTGTAATTGCTTTTGCTACTGAGATGCCTGCAACTGAACCTGCACCAATTACTGATAGGCCAGATGCTGCAAATACTGCAACGATGCGTAAAAGCACGTTGCCAAACATTTTAAATCCGTTTTTCATTATTCATCCTTTGGGTTACGTAGTGGATATGTAATAGCCCAAGCAATTAATGTTCCAATAATTGCATAGCCAACGATTGTTTTAGCAGACCCATCAAGAACTACCCAAGCAATAAACATACCTAGTAGTGTCCATAGTTGGTCAACCATGTCTGTGAATATCTTCTTCAAGGTCTGCGTCTCCTCACGCTCTTTGATTCACTGGAGGCGCCTCCGCCTCCAGAACTTCCTCCGCCGTTTCCGCCAGAGCGAGTTCCGCTTGATGCGGCACCTCCAGCAGCTGCTACTGCATTAATTGCAGCATTACCTGCAATAACGGCAGCAACTACCATTTTTTGTGCTTCTTCACGTTCTTGTGGGGACATGTCAGCACCAATGTTTCCTAGTGCTTGTAGTGCCTCACCTGGGTCGCTAAATAGTGCGCCAATTAATTCTGATGGGTTCTCTAGTAAAACTAGAGCCGCAGCAACGTCTGCTGTAATTATAACTTCATTACCGTTCTCATCCTGTCTAACCTCAACAGGAGTCTCGGGTGGTAGGTCTTTATATTCAAGACCAGCTTCTTTAATAGCTTCAGCAGTAATAGATTGTCCAGGAGCAACAGATGCAATTAGCGCCTCTGCTACTACTTCTTTTTCTGCTTCAGTAAGTTTGCCATCAGCTAGCGCATCCTTGACAGCTTCTGCTACAGTTGGCTCCTGATTTACAGGAGGTTGTGATGGTTCTACTATCGGATTTTGTGGCTCTGGCTTTGGTGACGGCGGTACTGGTTCTGGTGCCACAGGTGGCTCAGGTGCCACAGGGGGCTCCACAGGCGCTACGGGTGGCTCTGAAGGCTCTTCCACGGGTGGTTGGGGTTCTGTGGGTGGTAATGGCGCTTCTATGGGTGGCTCAGTAGATGGCCCGCCAATTGACCCCTCAGGGTCTGGAAGCGCTACAGGAGGCTCTGGAGCAGGCTCAGGAGCAGGTTCTAAAGTTGGCTCAGGAGCAGGTACAGGTTCTGGGATTGGCTGTGGCAAAGGTTCAGGAACTGGTTGAGGCTTTGGAACCACAGGGGTGGGTTCAGTTGGAATTGGATTTGGAGTAGGCGATGGAACCACAGGAGATGGCACAGGAGACGGCTCTGGCTTTGGAAGAAGCGGCTCAGTCGGCTCTGGCAAAGGCAAAGGCTTTGGGTCTTTTGAAGGCTCAGGAGAAGGAGTAGGCAATGGCGTTGGGTCTGGGAGTTTCGTTGGCGGTATTGGCTCTGGCTTATTGGTATCTACAGGAGAAGGAGTAGGTGAAGGTGAAGGCAACGGAGTTATATTGGTTGGCAAAGGTGAAGGCTCTGGAGCTACGAGTATCGGAGCTGGAGATGGCTCTGGCTTTGGCTCAGGAGAAAGCAATGTGGAAGGAGTAGGAGATGGTTCTGGTACAACAGTTTGTGTTGGGCTTGGTGTTGGTTCTGGGCTTGGTTCTGGTTGTGTGGTTGGAGCAGGTGAAGAAGACGGCTCGGGAGCGCTCTCATTACTTGGACTTGGGAAAGGACTCGCGGTTGGCTCAGGAGAGGTCTCTGGCTTCACTGGTTCAGAAATCGGAAGAGGATTAATAAGTTTATATTCAATAGACACATTAAGTCTTTTATAAGTTCCACTGCAAGGGTCACCAAATACGCCATTATTAGCTGAGATAGTAGCTGTTTCTTTTCCTAATACAGCATTAGCAACAATTTCTATTGAGTTTGCGGCATGGCACTTACCTAAAGTGTTTCCATTAGGGGTGCCGTAACTTGCAAATAAGACTGTTGTAAACATAGAACCAATAGGTGCTTTTAACACCATGGCTCGACCTTCGCCAACAGAGGCGTCTATAACGCCTTGGTCAGCGTAGGCTGTTGATTCGTATAATAAAGGAAAGAAAGCTGCGGATGTTGCTACAAATAGTGCTGCGAATAAACGCAGTGCTTTGATAATATCTCATTCCCGTAAGAGTACATTTAGTTTATCAAATTAAAATGAATTCGTCAGGGTCATATATAGATATAGATTTATTTAATAGAGGTACTGACAGCTCTTTTGCGTGATGTCCGCAAAACATAAGCTCACCATTTAAAAATGTAACGATAACTTTTGCTTGTGCATTACAAGAATCGCAGCGGTCAAGCGCAGTTATATCTCGCTCAACGGCTTTTGTAGGCACTATAGACGTTCTCCGCGTGAGCGCTTAGAGTTTTCAATGTCCTCTGCATCACGTGATAAAGGTCGATGACGGTGGCGCTTTTTCGCTTCCTCTTCGCCTTGTTCATTTTGAGATTCCGCTGTCCAAGAAAAGTCCATGCCTTCTGGCATAACACCATCAAATTGGGTTTCTGAACGTTTATCTGTCACGCTACACCGCTTCCTGCACCTGTCATTGCTGCGCCAGCTGCTGCGCCGCTTCCAGAGTTCATACTAGCACCTTCTTCTGTGTTTGACATAGGTGACTCTGCGCCACCGTTACCCACAACACCAGAACCACCAATAGTTAGATAAGAAGGGTGTAATACATCCCATACACCGCGATTAGGATATTGGGCTTGGTAAGTGTATTTTTTAGCAAATTTCATTTACTTTTTCTTTTTAATAGGAGAAGAAAGTCCTTTTTTATTTAACTTTGTAGCTTGTTCAATAGTAAGACGTCCTTTACCTAACATCTCACGTACTACTTTTACAGGAGCTTTGCCTTTAGGTTTGCTAGTTTTACGCTCTCTATCTACCTTTTCAGTAGCCTCTTCGCGCCCTAAACGAACACGTTTTTCTGCGTGTGCTGCTGTAGCGGAACCGCTAACAGGTATGTTGCTACGATAAACTTTAGCGCGCTTACCGTCTTTACCTGCAGGCTGCTTATAATCATATTCAAACGCTCTTGGTGTTCCTGTAGAGTTTTCTACTAACGCGTTAGACACACGAGGAAACCCACCACCACCTAAACCGGCAGCTCCTTTTTCTTCTGCACTAGTGAATTTGCGAACAGACTTCTGTTCTTCAGCTGCTTGTTGCAGCCCAGACTGGTCTTCACCTTTACGATAAATCATTAGTTGCCTCCTAAGTACTTTTTACGACGTTCTGAAAATGCTTCTTGGTTTTTAGCCGCTTCTTGTACCTCTGGGGAAGCAGCAGCCATGTTTTCTGTAGAGCTGCGCGCAGCCTGAACTTGAGCAAGGAACTCTTCAGTTCGCTTAGAGCTTGGGTCCTGGTTGCGATTAATCATTACTTAATCTTACTCTGTACGCTCTTGCCTTGGGGCATGTAGCCAACACTTGGCTTGTATTGGTCAGAACGAGTTCCAGGGTTACCTAGAACAGCACCAGCAACCTCTTTAACCTGATTAATTATATTGCGGTTACCCGCTACATCTAGAGGCTTATTCTGCATAGCGTTTGCGCCACCATAACGGGCAATCTGAACGTTTGTACCTACCGCAGTGCCTACGTCGCGCACGTTCTGTGCAACATTACCTACATAGCCGCCGACCTTCTTAGCAACATTACCAAACTGACTAATTGCTGGAAACATTATTTCTCGTTCTCCTTCTTGCCTGCACGGCGTTTGTTTTCTTTTGCTACGTTCTTAGAGTGGCTAAGAGCGCGTAAGTTACCTTTACCATCATTGTTCTTGTTATTATCTTTGTGGTCTACATCTGTGTTCTTAGATAACTTCTTACCGGTCTTAGACTCATAGTCTGCGCGAGCTTTGTTCTTAGATGTAGTAACCCACTTATCGCCTACCTTTTTCTTGTATACATAAATGGGACGACCACCGTTCTCAGCGGAACCCTTGTACGGGCCAAAACGCTTACTTTCCGCCATCTAACGTCTCCTCATCTAAATAGTCCAATACCTTAGCAATCATAGCAAGACCTGTATTTTCTATGTGCCCTAGGATAACATTGCATTTAAAGCATAAAAGCCCTCGGACTGCCCCAGTTTCATGATTATGGTCTACAGCTAATCTGCGGTCAAGTTCCTCTGGGTTAGCGCATATTTTGCATAACCCGCCCTGGGCATCGTGCATTTGGTTGTAGTCGTCCAGTGTGATACCAAAGCGTTGAATAAGCTTACGGTTACGCTCTTTGTCAGGGTCAGCGGCGCGCACGGACCTAGCACGAGCGTTTCTAGCCTCTTTATTAGAAGCATGATAAGCGCGGCTGCGGGCTAATTCTTCTTCAGACAAAGGGGTTGGGTCATTATCGTATTTAAACTTAGCATCTTCTAAAGTGCATGGTTTGCAACGACTCACGATAGTTGCTGTTCCAGCTTTAGTAGTCTTCTTGTAGAAGTCGTCTACTGGCAGCTCAAAGCCGCATTTAGTGCACTTCTTTGTCTCAGCCATTTGTGAACTTTCCTTTAAACGGGCTATCTGGAAATAGTTTATCAGATACATTTTTAATGAATTCTTCTGACTTAACTCTCTCATCTGGCGTGTAACTTTCTGGTTCCACATATTTAATAAAGTTATATGCGCTATCAACCCTGCTTAAATTAAGCTTACGATTTGGGTCATGGGCTCTGTCCTTAGCCATTACTTGCTCTTTTTCTTTGCAGCGTTCATGTTATCAACAAGATTAGGATAAGGACGCCCAGCAGCTTTAGCGCTAGCTTTAGCTGCAGACTTCTTTTTTGGAGAAAGCTTCTTGTCTTTATTTGTAGGGTCTTTAGTTTCCCATACCTTCTTATCCATTTTTCTTATGCCAATCTTTAGTTGCCTTTACGCCTTGCTTGATAGTTTTGGCGCCTGCCTTCTTAGTAAGGTTAATCTTATCGTACTTTCCCTTATTTCCAACATGGTCAACAATAACTTCGCCTTTTTTGTTCTTTTTAATAGTGTGCTTTTCTCCAGCGGCTTTAATAACTTTACTCATATGATTGAGCTCGGTGTCCATTGGCGGGAAGAATCATTCTTTAAAGGAAGTAAAAGGCGCTTCTTCTTCTTCTTATCTGGTTCTTTAGGTTTTTTATAAGGCGGTCCGTCATACCCTTCACTTGGGCCCTGTTCACTGGGGGCGACTGTAGGGGTTTCATTTATAGTAGGAAGCTCAACGGGGGCAGAAATAGAAGTTGGAAGCTCGTCGTTAATTTTATTTTTATTAACATCACCGCCAGGTTTGGGTTGTGTAGGACCAGGTTTGCCTGGTTCTGTACCACCAGGTTTGCCTATGTCTGTACCACCAGGTTTATTTGAATCTTTAAAGGCCCCATCATTAAACGAATTAACTCGAGGATTATTTAATGTAGTTGGTGATTGAGATTCAGTTGGAGCGGTATTAGGAGTTTTTGCATCTATAGTACTAGCTTTAGTATCAGTCTTAAATGGATTATTATTATAAAATGGATTATTAGTTACCGGGGCAGCGTTACGAATTGCGTTGGCAGCAGTAACTGTTTGAGCAACTTTTCCACTAGTACCTGCTTTTACACCTGCGGCGGCAACTGAAGGTCTAATAACGTCTGGCACTGCTCCGCCACTAGTAACCTTTGTAGCTGCTTTAGCGGCATTTGGTACAAACGTATCAGCAGCGGCTGTAACCTTTTTAGCAGCATTAACTGATTGAGTAATAGCTGTTGTAGCTTTTCCAGCTGCAGAAGCGCCTGCTGCTCCAGGCCCTAGTGCTATAACACCTGCTGCTAAACCAGATGCTGTTTTTCCTTTAGCCTGTGTTCCAAGGAACTGCGCACCCTTCATTGCTGAAGTAAGTGCTAAATCACCCGCACTAACTACTTTAGCGCTTTTAGCTGTGGCCGCTTCAACTGCAGCGTTTTTAGCCTTTACAGCTGTTGTAATTGCTTTGCTAGTTTTTGGAGCTACAGCATTAGCTACCTTAGCGCCTTTAACTGCTGCGTTAAGGCCAGTAGTACCAGCTTTAATTCCAACACCTGCGCCAGGAACAAGTAGTGCGGCTGTACCAATTACATTAAGAGCACCTAACCCAGCGTCTCCAACAGCTGAAGCTGCTGATTTAGCACGATTAACTTTGACACCCTCTGCATTTTTTCCAGTAATAACTTCTTTAGCATTGTTTACCGCTGCTTTAAAAGAACCAACTCCAAACAAAATATCAGCTGCGCCTCCAGCTATTTGTTCTTTAGTAATTCCAGGACCTTTTGCAGGTTCAGGGGCGACAGGGCCTGAGTATGAGTAACCGCCACCTGCGCGTGAAGACGCAGATGCAGCTTGTGCGGCAGTTGGAAGATTAGCACTTCCAGTTGATGTATTAACATTAGAAAACTGTTTTGAAAGGTTAGGTAAGTCAGAGGCGCTTGGTGATTGAACTGCAGGCATACTAGGAGCTTTTGTAGGGGCTTCTCCACCGCCATCAAATCTAGCAATTCCGGGTTGTACGTACACAGCTACCTCGCGTCCATATTGCGCTTCTGACGGTTTAATCCATCAGAGGCTGTCTTAGATACATTGTATCTTCCATAAGAGGCTTTTGGCCCGTCATACTGACCGTTATGTATAACTCGCAGCTCTTCTACTTTGCTTTTCTTATTCTGGCCTTTAAATGGCGTCTTAGCTGTTTTTTTAATAGCTGCTTTCTTTTTACGTTTAGGGTGGCCTTCTCCTAAAGCGCGCTCAGAACGCGTACGTCCTACGGCTGGGTCTTTCATGCTTTCATCTCCCTTGGAGGGTTATATCTACGCGTACGTGATTTGCTTGTCATAGGTAAACGATTTCCAGTGCTTTTATCTAACAAAGCAGAGTTAACAATTTTAGTAATGCCGTGCACAGAAACAGGTTTTCCCTTTTTAGCAGTGACTTCAGACTCTGTTGCTTCTTTAGGCTCGTCTACGCCAAGTACATCTAGTTTTCTTAAAGCTTTTTTATCTGTCTCTATTGAACCAAAAGGAAGGTCTCCATGTATAACTGTAGTGGTAGTAGGTTCATAGAATACTTCTTTAGAAATGCGATGCATTCCAGGCAAACTCTCTGCAACCCCAGCGTCGGTAGTCCAGTGCAGACCCGCCCCTTTAGATTTATCTACTGAGGGGCTATTTAACCCTCTGTGTACAGGTACGCTAAGTTCAGGTTGAACCCACTGACTTTCGCTACGATTCATCGTTCACATACACATTTGCATAGGTTAGATACACAAGTGCCGTGGTCTAGTTCGTGACCACACTTTTTGCAAAACTCAATACTCATTTATTTCCTTTATCAGGGTTTCCCACGTGCAGAGCTGCATCTTCATGGGCGGTTAGTGCATGGTCATTGGAATTGTGCTCAACAAGTAAGCCTTTACCAAATCGCGCCTTACTATCTTTAAAAGCTTTAAAATCAATTACGCGCTCGCGCCTGTGTGCTCTATCTTCTGCCATAGTTGTATTCTCCTCTATTTGCTTGCGCGTGAAAGCATGTACTCTTGATATGCAGGCAGCATAAGAGAAATTAATACTTCTTTGTTATCTTTATGTTTTTCCTCAAAATGGTCAAGCCAATTAGTTGCGCTAAAGGTTGCGTGCGCACAGCCATTATTTACATCATCCCAGCAAAGCTTGGCAAAGCGAGAGGCGGGCCCAGCAGTGTCTAACTGCTCCCATAGCCATGTAACAAATCTCATGCAGAAAGTATGCCACTTTCGAGAAGAAAATTAGTGCCTTACACCAAAACAGTTATCCCGAGGCTACACTCTATGAAACGTAGCAATGGCTAGACACTTTGTGCGCCCCGGGTACAACATGCGCAGACAATCGACCTGGTGCTCTGCATCACCGTGGGTAGGTTTACCCTCCCATATTCCCGAAGGAATGACAAACTTAAAAGATTAGTTCGAGATTGAAGTAGTCCTCTACGCAGTCTTCACAGACAAGGGCGATATATTCAAATGGCTCAAGTCTAAACTTTCGCGCGGTTGAGACCGGGATACTATCCTCTGGCTCCATACGGGCGTTGCATACATTACACTTCATTGGTTTCTCCTTAGCTACTGCCTAAGATAGTTTACATTAAAATTGGTATAAAAAGATAGTTGAGTGGGCTACTCTAGCGAAATCTCAATCGCAACGATGGTAGGGCAGGGATATTCAACATAGTAGTCAATATCTGCTGTACACATCTGGCAGACGGGATTTGTAAAGTATTCACTGCATATGGGCTTATGCAGGTCCACAACCGCAAGAAGGGCATCTTTCATAAAGATTGCATCGTTATTGGTCATAGGGGCTATCAATGCTAGTAAGTTATCGTGTGTCATAGCTTATCCCTACAATCAGCGCATACCTTCTCTGGAATGCTATATACAATTATAGTTTTACAATCAGTGGCCCAATTACCGCATTCGCTGCAATAGCCTTTAGTTCCTACTTTAGTCATAGGCGCACCATACCTCATCGGCTACTGCCTGGCAAATATAGGTAATAGCGATGCGTGAGCCCTGGTGGCCTCCCCTGTGGATAACTCACTTAACCGTGGGGGGGTCTAGAAGTCTGAGAGTTTCCTGAGAGTCGTAGTCATGGGAATAAATACTGCTAGTCTCTTGTTCCATTAGTAGCCCCTTGTGCGCGCGCATTTTGCGAAGGCACCCCGCGGCTTTGCAGATTGACAATTCTATAGCGTAATTCCATAACCCTACTAACGAAAGGGGTGTCTATCGCTATGTGCGAAGACTATCCATGTTGTGGGCACACAGACGGACTCGGTTGCGACTGGGTTTCTCCTAATGAGATTGTGCCCTGTAATCTATGTATCGAGGCGCGCAAGCCCTCTCCATATCACGCAGGTTGGGCAGGTTCATGCCCTACTGTGCGCGAGAATAAACGCCAAGAATCTGCACGCGAAGCAGTACCCGAAGGCTTCGAGTGTGATGAGTGCGGTGAGTCTGAGGATAAGCACTCAGACTTTGATTCCCTATGCTTCAACTGTGGTGAAGATGCTCATCATTACCATACGCAAATGCTTATCGAACAAGGTTACTTCGATAACTAAGTAGTAAAGGGGAGGCGCAAGGCGCGCCTCCCCTCTCTTTAAGAAAGGCATAACTATGCAAAAGACATCTATATCTAAAGACTTATTCCCTTACTATCTACAGGCTCGCGCTTGGCTTGTTCAACGGCGCGAGGAATATCGCAAGGAGTGCGCGGAGTGGAGTGCGAAAGGCTTTCGCCCTCACTACTGTATACACGGCGTGAATATGTGGGTTGATTATGATTGCGCTTGCGCGGAGTGCGAGTTAGACGATAGGTCTGACATACAGATAGCGCGCGACATGGCAAGGCGCGAGTTCGCCAGGCGCCTAGCGATGGTAGCCATGCAAGACTAGCAAGTAAACAGGCGCTCCCGAAAGGGAGCGTTTGTTTGTGTTGAGCACCTTACCCTACGCCACGCCTATACAAAAGCTTCGCTTT